AAGATGCTCAAGATATAGTTCGTCAGATTAATGAGCTTGAAAAGAAAATGATTGAAGAAAAAGCTGAAGTATCTGATAGAATGAGAAAAGCAGACGGTGGTAGTTTTCCTGATTTAAATAAAGATGGTGAAGTTACTTACGCTGATGTTTTAAAAGGAAGAGGAGTTTTTCAAGAGGGTGGAGAAATAGACAATCAAATGTCTATGTTAATGAATAACGAACAAGAACCTCCAATGGAATCAGAGATGCCTATGGAATCAGACGAAGAGATGGAGGACAACTATTTAGATTTTATACTTGACGAAGCATTATCAGAAGAAGAAGAGGATATGCTAATGTCAAAACTAGAACAAGACGAGCAACTATCTATGCTATTTGATAAAGTAGTAGAAGTTGCTTCAGAATTTGCTGGGTCAGGACCTGTTGAGGGTCCGGGCACAGGAGTCTCCGACAGTATACCTGCACGGTTATCTGATGGAGAATTTGTCTTCACTGCAAAAGCTGTAGAAGAAATCGGAGCCGACAACTTAATGGCAATGATGAAAGATGCAGAAATGAAAGCAGATGAAAGACAAGGAATGGCGAATGGCGGTGAAATGGATGAAGAGACTGTAGTCGTTAAAGGCGATGATGAACCTGCTAGACAGGAGATTAGAGTCGTTAAAGAAACAGTTGATTCTGCTGGGAGAATGGTAGAAGATGAAGATGAGATATCGAAAGGTATCAAAGCTAATATGATGCTAGACCCCAACCAACAACACGTCAGAAGCTAAAAAGGCGATAGAGCTACCCAAGACGTCATAGGCACTCTATCATTTTATAAACCGAAAGGCTACCTTTACAAGACAAGCCCTGCAAGTGCACATCGCAGCTACCTTGTTAAAACGAAGCCCTGAGTAGGAGAAAAGAATATGACTACTGAAGTACAAGAGGATAATGCCAATCCTTACAACCAAAAAAAATCATGGCATACGGATGTTGAGGAAAATTTTCAAGATGCAACAGGAATGTATTTTGACAAACCTAAAGCAAAAGGAAAACAACCTGAACAAGAAGTAGAACAGGAAGTTCAACAGGAAAGTCCTAAAGACCAACCTTATAAGAAACCTGACTACAAAAAACGTTACGATGACTTGAAAAAGCATTATGACTCTAAGCTAGATGAGTTCAAAGCTAGAGAACAAGAGCTAATAGATGAAGCTACTAAAAATAGACCAACCTACAAAGCTCCTAAATCTCAAGAAGAAATAGAACAGTTTAGAAAAGAGTATCCTGATGTTTACGAAGTTGTAGAAACTGTTTCACATTTACAGGCTGAAGAGAAATCTAAAGACTTAAAAGAGAAACTTGAAAGACTACAAGAACGTGAAAAAGAGTTAGTTCGTAAAGATGCTGAAAAGCGATTGATGGATAAGCATCCTGATTTTGAAGATATCAGAAACAGTGATGATTTTCATGGGTGGGCAAAAGAACAGCCTAAGTCTATTCAAGATTGGATATACAAAAATGCTGACGATGCTGACCTAGCTTCAAGAGCTTTGGATTTATTTAAACGTGATATTGGCATAGATTCTGCACCTAAGAAGTCAGATTCTAAACAGTCCAAGAAATCTGCTGCTGATATGGTTTCAACTAAAACAACTGCGGTTGAACCTAAAAGCGAGAAAGTTTGGACTGAAAGGGAAATTGCTAATATGTCGATGGATGAGTTTGATAAGTTTGAAAAAGAAATAAGTCAAGCAATGTCCGAAGGCAGAATAGCAAAATAATTATTAACTTACAAACTATACTATAGGAGTATAACATGGCTCAATATTTTGACGAAGGTTCTTCTCCATCAGCCAGTAACTTTGCTGCCGGTGTAGCTAATCAAACTAATAGTTTCTTCCTACCTTCGATTTACTCTAAAAAGGTTTTAAACTTTTTCAGAAAATCTTCGGTTGTAGAAGCTATTACTAACACTGATTACGCTGGTGAAATATCTGCTTATGGAGACTCTGTAAAGATTATTAAAGAACCTGTAATTTCTGTATCAGACTACACAAGGGGTTCTGATACAACTCAAACCTTGTTAACTGATGCTGAAACTTCACTTGTTGTTGATAGTGCAAAAGCTTTCAAATTCATCGTAGATGATATTGAAACTAAAATGTCACATGTCAACTTTAAAGAAGTGGCATCTTCATCTGCTGCATATGCATTAAAAGATTCTTTTGATGCTGCTGTAATAGCAACTATGTTTAGTGGTGTTTCAAGTTCAGGTCCTGACCACGTGTTAGGTTCTGACAACGCTACTGATTTAGCTGCTGGTACATTTGATGGAACAGGTAACTTAGACATTGGATTTGGTTCCAGTGAGCATGACCCAATAGACGTTATGGCTAGAATGGCAAGACTATTAGACGAGCAAAACGTACCTGAAGAAGGTCGTTGGTTCGTTGCAAGTCCTGACTTCTACGAAGTTCTAGGTCAAGCTTCTTCTAAACTACTATCTGTTGACTTCAACGCAGGTCAAGGTTCAATCAGAAATGGTTTAGTATCAAGTGGAAAACTAAGAGGATTTGATATGTACAAATCTAATAACATTGCTGCAACAACTAATGCTGCTGGTAAATGTTTAGCTGGTCATATCTCATCTACTGCTACTGCTCAAACTATCGTCTCAACTGAGGTTCTTCGTGACCCTTCAAGTTTTGGTGATATCGTTAGAGGTCTTCATGTCTACGGTGCGAAAGTACTTAGAGGTGAAGCTTTAGTATCAGCTTTCTACGGTATTGACTAATACCAAACTCGGGGGAGTCTTCGGACTCCTCCACTTTTTAAAGGAAATAAAATGGAAGAACAAATGAAAGGTAATCCAGACCCAAGCGGAAATGTAGAATACTACAACTCAATTGAAGAAAAAGAAGAGAAGTGTAAAGAGATGGCTGGGTATAACGAAAGTTTAACAGTCGGAAGTTATGTTGAAAAAACTAAAAAAATTGGAGAAAGAAAATAATGGCAATTTTTGTAATCCCTGTAGCTTTAAAAGGTGCAGCAGCTATGATTGGTTCTCAAGGTGCTAAAGCAGCAATAAAAAAATATGGACCTAAAGTAGTAAAAGAAGCCCAAGAAGCTATAGTAAAAAGACAAGCATCTTTAACAGCTAAAGTAGAGGGTAAAAAAACAGGTAAATACGTAACAGATGCAGTTCGTAATAAGAATGTTGATAAAATGTTAAAAGAAGATGCATTACTACAAAAGCGTTTAAAAAATGAAATGAATATTCAATCAGGTAAAGATGCTTTTAAACAATTAGATGGAAAATTAAAATTTAGTAAAGGTGGTAAAGCTCTTTATAATGCTGGTGGTATGGTTAAAGCATCTATGAAAGTTCAAAAGCCTAACTAAGCATGAAAGTCCCAGCACCTAAAGGCTATCACTGGATGAAGTCCGGTAAGTCTTACAAATTAATGAAGGACCCTGTAGGTGGTTACAAGCCACATAAGGGTGCAAGTAAATCTGCAAACTTTGCAATTCAAAAGGTTCATAAAAAATAATGGCTACAACATATCTTGACATAACTAACGAAGTTCTTAGAGAACTCAACGAAATACCTCTGACCTCTGCAAACTTTGCAAGTGCTGTAGGTCTACAACAGTTTGTCAAGGATGCAGTCAATAAATCTATTTTTGATATTGCAAATCAAGAACCACAACTACCTTTCTTTTCAGCAGGGTTAAGTGGTGCAACTGACCCATTCTATGGAAATGTAACTGTTGAAACTTCAGCAGGTACAAGATGGTACTTGTTAAAAGCAGGAAGTTCTAATTTAGCAAGTGATTATGGTTCAATAGATTGGGATGATTTTTATATCACAACAATTAATGTATCAGGCGAATCAGCTCCATACGTTTCAAAAGGTTTAAAGTTTTTAAATCTTGCAGATTGGAAACGTTTCTATAGAGATAGTGAGAATGCTGATGATGCAGATACACAAGCCTACGGTGAGCCTAAGTTTGTAATTAAATCACCGGACTCAAGGAAGTTTGGACTAAGTCCTATTCCTGATAAAGCATACAACGTACATTTCTATGCTTTTGAAAAACCTACAAAACTTAGTGCACATGATGACACTATAGTTTTTCCTGAACAATACAGTAACGTAATAACTTCTAGAGTACGTTACTATGTGTGGCAATTTAAAGAAAGCCCACAACAAGCTGCCTTTGCTTTGGATGATTACAAGAAAGCTTTAAAATATATGAAGTCTAATCTTATCAATCCAACACCACGAGCAATGACAGACGATAGAAGATATTTTTAAATTATGGCACGTTCACAACCATACACCGTTGCATGTGACGGAGGCTTAGTAAAGTCATCAAATCAGATTGACTTACTTAAATCTCCCGGAGTAGCACGAGAACTTAGAAACTTTGAAGTATCTATTGAAGGCGGATATAGACGAATCAATGGTTATACAAAGTTTGGAGGAACAAGTTCTGTACAACCAACAGGTGGTGCAACAAACATATTAGGTGTTACACCTTATGCAGATGGTGTCGTTGTAACTGCTGGAACAAGTATTTATTTTAGTCAAGATGGAACTTCATGGCTAGAAATAAATAAATTGTCTGCCGGTGGTGGTGATAACTATTCAACCTTTACAGGTAAATCAGTTACTACTAGAACAGGTCAAGGTCAATGTCAGTTTGTACTTTTTGAAGGACCTGACTATGACTATGGTGAACTTATTATTGCTGATGGAGCTAATGAGCTTTGGTCTTTTAGGATGGAAGGCACAGGAGCTTTAACAAGCAGAACATTTTTTACAAAAGAAATAGGTGTAACAGGAAGTGAAGCTGTAAAATTTATTGCAATTCACGACCATCACTTAATTGCAGCAGGAGTAAGTAATAATTTAAACACAGTTTATTATAGTGTTTATAATGACCCGAATAATTTTACAGGTTCGGGTGCAGGTTCGATAACTATATCGGACCAAGTTGTAGGAATTAAAGGCTTCCGTGAAGATTTAATTGTCTTTGCAGAAAATAGTATTCATAAGCTTGTCAATATTAATGATAGCTCTAATACTAGAATAGACCCAATTACTGAAAACGTTGGATGTTTATCAGGTTATAGCATTCAAGAGATTGCTGGTGACTTGATATTTTTAGCACCGGATGGACTCAGAACAGTTGCTGGTACAGCGAGAATTGGTGACGTTGAGTTAGGAACAGTAAGTAAAGCGATACAGCCAATCCTTACAGACTTAGCAGAATCTATTAATAACTTTGTAATTAGCAGTGTTGTTATTAGAGAGAAGTCACAATACAGATTATTTTACGCAAACACCTCTTTGAACAAAAACCAACAAAGAGGCATTATAGGAACATTAAGACCCAATGGTTTTCAGTGGTCAGAAACAAGAGCTTTAGAAGTAACGGAGATAGGTTCAGGATTTAACGAAAATGGTATTGAAGAATATTATCATGGTGATACTGATGGCTACGTTTACGTACACGATTCAGGTAACGACTTTGATGGGTCTAACATACTTGCTCGATTCGGAACACCCGATTACGACTACGGAGATTTAGGAACTTTAAAAACTTTACACTACATGAGAGTGTCTGCAAGTTCTGAAGGTGTGGTAAGTCCTGACGTACAAGTTAGGTTTGATTACGGTAATACCGATACACCACAACCACCTAATCTATTTGATTTAGGTACGATTAACCCACCAGCATTGTTTGGTGAAGCCCTTTTTAACACTAACGTATTTGGAGGAGCAGAAAGTCCAATGGTACGAATCCCACTACAAGGAAGTGGTACAAGTAATAACTTTACAATTATTAGTGATGATACTAAAGCTCCATATACTATTAACGGATTTTATATAGACTTTATACCATCAGGTAGGAGATAAAAACAAATGGCATTAACAAAAGTAACATCAAATTTAACAAGCTTTGATAGCTTACTTGTCGATTCAGATAATACAAATACAACTATAACAATTGAATCTGATTTAGATGGGTCTTCTAATTTTTCTTCAGGTATTGATTTTGTAAGAGAGGGCGAAGCAAAAGGCTCAAGAATTGAATCAGTAAGAGATGCAAGTGCAGGTGGTGTAGGTGTTAAATTTTTAACTACAGCAGATAACGCAGCAGAAGTAAGTGGAACGCTTACAGAGCGAATGAGATTGGATCGTTCAGGAAACCTAATGATTGGTACTACAAGCAATGATTCTCTTTTCCATATAGAAAGTGCTTCAAGCACCGCAATGACGATTCAAGCAGGAACTAACTCAAGTGCTTCTTTAAGATTAAAAAATGATGC